TGAATTTTATAGACATGCCACAAAGTTTGGAACTGACAGATTGTTTGGAGGTGATTACGGCAAGTACGACCAAAAGATCCCGTCGCAGCTTATCATAGCTGCGTTGCGTATTCTCATTGATTTTGCAAGAGAATGCGATTACACAGAAGAAGATTTGGGTGTAATGGAAACTATGGTTGGTGATATCGCTTACGCGATTATTGCCTTCAATGGTGATTTGATTGGTCTAACAGAGGGTACTCACATCAGTGGAAATTCCCTCACGGTTGTCATTAATGGTATTTGTGGAAGTCTCAATTTGCGAGCGTTCTTTTATTCACAGTATCCAAGTAGCATTAAATTCCAAGATGCTGCCGCCATTATGACATATGGCGATGATAATATTGGTTCCGTAAAGAAGGGATATGATAAATTCAACATTAAAGCTTGTTCTGAGTTTTTAGGCAAATATGGTCAGATTTATACCATGCCTGATAAAACAAGTGAATTGTTGCCCTTCTTGCCCGCTTCGCAGTTCGAATTTCTTAAGAGAACTAGTGTTTACCACACTGGCCTTGGTCATTATGTGGGTGCATTGTTGGACGATTCATGTTTTAAATCTCTCCATTGTTTTATGAGGGAAAAGAATAGTCCATTGACTGAGGAAAGTGCAGCGGCGCAGAACATTGACACAGCACTACGTGAGTGGTTTAATCATGGGGAAAGCCATTATGAAACACGTAGATTGCAAATGATACAGGTTGCGAAGAAAGCCGGTATTGATCACATTTGCGATGAATTGGATGTGTCTTATGATGATCGAGTTGAAGCTTGGAAAGTAAAGTATGATCCTCAAAGTGGTTATGAGTCTTTGTATGATAAAGCCATTGATGAGATTCCTCTCAAAATTGTTGCGAGAGACGCGCCCATTGTTGTAATGCCATTGGGTGAAATCGACTTGCTTTTCCAAGGGACCAAGAAGGGAGTTACCCACTTCCTCATTGTAGAAATCAAGCATTCTATCAATCCTAATCTTAGGTGTAAAGGTAGGAAGCAATTGCGGAAACTTGTTGGAGCTATGGAAGTTTTGACTCCAAGTCATGCCGTATTGGGTATTTTGTTGACTGAGCGTGGTTACGATGTAGTAGCTTGCTCTGAAGTTGACGGCTTCTGGGAGGAGTATAATCTCCCGTTTGATGTCTATTCGTAGACAGCATTGACCTGGCATGTCTTTAAACTGATCCTATATCCGTCGCACTTACGGTGAAAGCTAAAATGTGCACAAGAAGACTGATTTACCATGTGAGTGTATGTGTGACCTTTTGTGGCACTTGCAGAGGAATGTAATCTTGTATTTGCTGGATTTCGGTCCAGGTGTTATTTAGCACCTCCTTGGCAGGAAACACTAAGGCTGCAATCTCTTTTATAACGGCAATGAGAGACTAAGTGTGGAACTACCGTTGGACAAAATTGTAATAGTAAATGTGTGATAGAACTTTGTCATGATGCTACGGCATCGGTCGCAACAAACGCGGCAAAAGCAGACGTGCATGAACGCACGTTATCCGGTGAGAGACCGGTGGAAAATTCATTCACAGCGGATTTGCGCACTGCCTTGGAAGTGTTGCAAGAGAATGGACCAGTTGATGTAGATGATTGCTCATTGTGGCATGGGATTGATTCTCATGCCGCAGAGCTTGCGGCAGCTGGTGAAGAAGCTGAAAAACAAGAGCTGAAGTTTGATTCACAATCTGGTATTGTCGATGATATGAGTGTCATGAAAATGAGTACTAAATCTGACTACGAGAATGTTCAGTTTCGTGATCAAACGCCTGCGTATGCAGTAAAACCGAGTAATGTTATTGATGAGACTCGTAAGCTGCAAGACGCTAATGATGCAACGTTGGACAACTTTTTCCGCAGACCAATCAAAATCCATGAGCAAGAATGGGGTACTAGTACTACCCTTGCTTTTGATATTGATCCCTGGGCTCTTTATTTTAATAATCCTAGAGTAATTAACCGCATTGCCAATTACAACTTGTTGCGCGCTAAGCTTAACATTAAAGTTGTGGTCAATGGTAACGGTTTCCAGTATGGAAGGGCGTTGTGTGCTTATCAGCCGCTAAACTCTTTCGATCAATTGTCAACACATTCTGCTTTGGTTAGCTCTGATTTAGTTCAGACGTCACAGCTACCTAAAATCTTCCTTGATCCCACAACATCAACGGGAGGTGAAATGGAATTGCCCTTTTTCTGGTATGAAAATTACCTGAATATTACAAGTGCAGATTGGTCGTTGATGGGACAATTGTATTTTCGGTCCCTCAACGATTTGAAACATGCGAATGGAGCCACAGATCAAGTGACAGTATCTGTGTTCGCGTGGGCCGATGATGTAAGTATGTCAGTGCTAACATCGGAGAACCCATTGACTCTGACTCCACAATCTGGTGTGGAGACTGAAACGGACGAAGCCAATAAGAATGGCATGATTTCGAAACCGGCAACCGCAATTGCCAAGATGTCGAATGCCTTGTCTAAGGTACCAGCCATACGTCCGTATGCACTCGCTACTGAGACTGCAGCTCTTGCTGTGGCCTCTGTGGCGAGGCAATTTGGGTATTGTAGACCACCAGTAACTAAGAATCCGGATCCTTTTCGAAGTTTCCCTACATCTCAGTTGGCTACAACCAATACTCCCGATACTGCTCTTAAGTTGTCTGTTGACGATAAACAGGAGTTAAGTATCGATCCCCGATTAGCAGGATTGGGGGATGAGGATCCCTTGTCTATTAAGGAAATCGCTAAGCGCGAGTCCTATTTGACTAAATTCTCGTGGAACATTGGTACGACACCCGAAACTCTTCTGTGGAACGCCCGTATTGATCCTGTCACATGGGCTGAAGACACTGGTCCACCAGTGAGTTTCCACTTGCCAGCCTGTGCTATGGCTGCATTGCCTTTCAAGTATTGGACAGGATCAATGAGATTCCGTTTTCAAGTAGTGTGCTCAGCATTTCATAAGGGACGTTTGAAGATTGTTTACGATCCCAATTTCCTAAGTTCGAATGAGTACAACACAAATTACTTGCAAGTTATTGATATTGCAGATACCCAAGATTTTACGATTGAAGTTGGGAATGGGCAATCAGTGACTTTACTTGATCACCACCTTCCGGGAGTGGATTCGGTTACGCAAATGTATTCTACTACTGCTTATACCGCACAAGAGGAAGGAAATGGTGTGCTAGGTGTGTATGTGGTGAATGAACTCACCACGCCAAACAGCACGGCCAACAATGATATTGAGATTAATGTTTTCGTTTCAATGGGAGATGACTTTGAGGTTTTTGTCCCTGACGATCATTTTCAGAGGTTTGTTTTTAAGCCACAATCTGGAGAAGAGGTCGTTACTGAAGCACAAAATACAGCGGAGCCTTCAGCTCCGTTGCAAGAAAACGCCGATAATATCGGTCCTGGTCAACAGGATAACGCTCTTATCAATATGGTTTACACAGGTGAATCAATAATGTCGTTTCGCACTATGCTAAAACGATACACCCTGTGGCGCCGTGACTCATTATTGCCTTCGCAAGGCCAGTATGAATGGTCGAGTACACGGAAAATGTTCCCTTTCTTGAGAGGGAATGTAGCTGGAGCCGTCGATCAGACGGGTGCAGCAGCAAGTTACAACTACGTCAATACCTTATTGCTCCATTGGGTTACCAATGGATTTTCAGGTTGGCGTGGAGGAGTGCGGTACAAGATGCTGTATCAGAACAAACCACTTGTTCCAGCAGGATCAGCAACTCCACTGACTGAGTCAAATTTATACGTTGAGAGACGGAATTTCAATTCCACGTCTTATACCAATGTTGTGACGCCTTTCAGTGGGTATGCGGACAAAAATGAAGCAGCGGAAGCTGCTGTGGTGGACGGATTCGTTTTCGCCTCACCTGTTCGTGCTGGTCCTAAAGGAGCTCTTTATGCTAATACGGGTGTAAACCCTACGGCTGAGTTCGAAGTACCATTCTATTCACCACTCCGTTTTGCACCCGCTAAGCGGGAGAATTATACCACCGATAATGACTTTGCGTCGGGGTTTTCTATTACAGGTCAAGGCACCTGCACTGGTTCGATGTTTATCGATTCCCACGTTGCAGCAGCTGAGGATTTCCAGGTCTATTTTTGGACTGGACTTCCGCGCCTGTATTATGAACTTTCTCCTCCTGCAGCTTAGAGTTTGTGACATCAGAAATGATGTAAAATATTAGTAGACGGTGGCCGTCTACGTGACCAATTAGGGTACCCGCCGAAGCGGATGCGAATATTGGTTGAACTGGCTACGCCTTATCACTTTGTGATTCTGGATTTTTCCTACGGCGTAGCCGGGGTTTTTAGGAGTCACAAGTTTAATTAGCGTAGTCTAGAATGTTAGGGGGATGCTCACATGTGTGAGTTCCCCCTTCTAGGCCACTCATGCAAAA